CGGTAGACCTTGCAGATATCAAAAAACCAAGCGATCTAAAAGAACTTCTGTCCGACGGAAAGCTACAGAAGGAGGATAAGAATGAATCCAGCCGAACTTCCCGATAGCATAGTTGAGCTGTCCAAGCTGTCCCCGGACAAAGGTGCAGAGCTGGTGCGAAAATTTATTCGCAACGATGACCGCGCTCAAATCTGCCAAATCCTTTCCGATTACGCACGAAGCTCGGAAGTCGGTCCGCTGGTCGATGCCCTCGGGAACATGATCGACTTGGCCCGGGAAGAAGGATACATGGGACGCTATAAACCCAAGGACTAGCAGCAACTCCTAAAAAAGCCCTAGATTGAGGTATACTCTTTCTGGGGCTTTCTTTTTAAGGAGACAACATGATCCACGATATCGATCTACTGAAGCATTCCGCGCAACTGGCTGAACAGTCCTACGGCTTTGTCACTGGTGCAATGAAATTTGAAAACAAGCGTACCGATACGACCTGCTTCGTCCTGCAAACAACCGACTGCGATTACGTGATCTGGCGGGGAACCGAATCAAAGCGGGACTGGCTTTATAACCTGCTCTTCTTTCCTCGCCCCGTTCAGAAAGCATGGATACACATGGGCTTCTACCGGGCGCAACAAGGCGTTTGGAAAGATGTCCGCAAAGTCCTTAACCCCGCTAAAAAGACCGTGCAAATAGGACACTCACTCGGCGGAGCCTGTGCCGAGATATCCTGCCTTCTGTCCCGGGAGTTTCAAAAGCTGCACCTGATTACCTTCGGTAAGCCCAATACCTTCGCTAGGTTTAGAAAATGCCGTATGGATCATCTTCAATCACAATACTCCGTGGTCCACGGATCAGACATCGTCGCCCGCATCCCCCGGGTAGGTTACCGACCCAGTACCGGGACCAATCTAACCCAACTATGGTTTGCTAACTCGGGCATCGATCTTATTAACCCGGACAGTAAAACTAAGAAGCAGGATTGGAAAGTGGGAGACAGCGTGTCCGATCATATGATGGGGGGATACCAAGCAAGAATGGACTCCTTTTGTCAGAATCTGAACGAACCAGCGACTGCTGTTAAAAAACCAAAGAAACGGAAAAAAGGTAAAAGGGGCTAACTATATAGTGCGTGGCCAGAAGAAATAAAAATAAATAAAAATAAATGAGAAAAAGGGGTAACTGGTGTAGTTTGTGCAACCAATGGGCTGAGAGCCACGAACCACGGCCCTTGGAGGGGTTACGGAGGGTCGCTCAAAAGGTTACACTGGTCTTAAACAAGCGTGACCTTTTCGTTAAATCGCTTAATTGCATATAGGGGTTTGAAAAAAGTTTTTCTTTTTTTTTTTTTTCTAGAAATGGTTGTATATAGATAGGCGTTTTTACATAATTGACACATGAAGAATAGATATATGGTTCCAGCCAGCGACAGACGAGAGAAGCGAGGAAGACCCCCTGCTACCTTTGAACAAAGGGAAGGAAGGGCACTGACAAAACGCCAGCAAGCGTTCGTCAGAGAGTGGTGTTCCCAAGACGGTCAAATCACTAAAAGAGACGCAGCTATAGCGGCTGGCTTTGCGGCCAGTTCTGCACATCAACGCGCCTATGAGATGACCAACCCGGATGTCTGCCCCCACGTTTGTAAAGCGATTAGACTTTTCCAAGCCGACCTCGATAAAAAGTATGCTGTCAATTACGGGCGGCACGTAAAAGACTTGCAACGGATTAGAGATGAAGCGTTAGAAAATGGCGCTTACTCTGCTGCTGTCCAAGCGGAAAAGTCGAGAGGTCAAACGGCGGGGCTGTACGTTACCAAGACAGAAATTAGACACGGTTCCATTGACCAAATGGATCGAGAGCAGGTGATGAAAGCTCTGGAAGAACTAAAGGCGCAATATGAACCAATTGCTACCGTGGAACGAATTGATTCCAAAGACGAAGCTGTCGAAAAAGAAGTTGGAGTCGAGCTTCTGGAAGCAGCTCTCCCGAGCGATAAAAAAGCACAGGCCGAAGTGGAAACCCATTAGGCTCGAAAGTTCGGTAACCCCCGGGTTGCCAGATGTTCTTGTAGCTGCGAATGGTAGCTTTGGAATGTGGGAGCTTAAAGTCTGCACGGCCAATGCGGTTAGGCTGTCGCCGCATCAAATTTCCTTCGCAGAAACTCACAAAGAATATCCCGTTTGGGTTCTTGTTTGTGCCGCCACAAATGACGGCGAGGCGATCTACGCCTACCCTGCTTCTTCTGTCTCCGAGCTATCCCGGCTAGGTCTAAAACATCCCCCAGTTTTAAAAATTACTCCCCCAGATTGGCTCCCATTATTAGACTTGATTTGCCCCTAAATTTCCCATATGATCCCAGCTCCTTTTAATTAATCAGGAGCGAAATATGGTTAAGACAACTAAGAAACAACGGGCTGCTATTTATCGCAAGTGGCGGCAGAACGATCAGACTCTCAGCTATAGGCAGTTTAGGCAAACGGTCCAGCCGGGAATTTTTAACGATTGTTTGATGGTGCTTTGGTCCGGTATGTGGCTAGGCATTGAATCGGACGGACATACTCATTCTTAGGGAATTAATATGCTGGCATGGTTAGCTTTAAAATACGAAGAATCGATGAAACCAAAGCGGCGGGTACAACCTCAGCGATCACCTGAATATTACTACATTCAAAAGGGCCGCATAACTGAGGTACATCGCCGCAGGGATAACCTTCTGTATATCAGCCTGACAGATATCGCGGATGATTCTGATGCGGTAGCTCGGGCGGCTCATCTGAGTTGGGATCAAGTGGATAGGGGTAAGTTTTAAAACTAGACTTGCGTATGGGTAAAATGTGTGTATATTAGGGGGTGTCTTTACGAAGCACCCCTTTTTTTAACTACACTTTAAGGAACACCAATATGCATAACCTAGAAAATTCAAACAATACGCTGCAGAATTTGCTCGTGACGGTTCAGAACCAAGCCGCCCGGGCGGTCGATTTTCTGGCACCTACTAACCAGTTGCAGCTTGTAACAGGTGATGACGGCGCGGAAGGTAAAGTCTCTCAAATTGTCATCGAAGCCGCAGGCGGCGAACCAACTAAGACTCTAGCTGCTAATGGGGTAGCTTTTAATCAGATAGCAACGAAAGCAGGTATTGACGTCCGAACTGCCGCCCGTCTCCAGCAAAATTACCCGGCCGAATTTGACGGCGTGATCAATGCCATTTGGGATAAAGAACCGGCCACCCGAATGATTAGAACTCATATGGGCCAATCGGATAACCACGGGATCGCCCGGGCATTTGTCTCGGATCGTTTCAAAACTTTCGATAACGTCCACTTGCTTAATTCCGCCTTACCTCAACTAATGGAATCGGACGCCCAATGGCAGGTTGTTCAGGGCACAGTGACAGACCAGCAGCTTTATATCCGGTTAAAGTCTTTGGTACATACCGGGGAAGGCGCGGCAGTAGGTGACGCAATGGCGCTCGGAATGGGCTTGTCTAATTCTGAAGTTGGGATGGGCAGTGTAAATGTTTACCAAATGGTTTATACCCTGATATGCCTGAATGGAATGCAGTCCGGGAACAAATCGCGTAGCTCTCACATAACAGGATCGAGGGGCGATACTGATACGTGGGGCCTGCTAACCGATGAAGCAAAAAACGCGGATAACAAGGCGCTAGAATTGAAGGTCCGTGATCTGGTCGCAAGTTATGGCAGCCGTGAGAGCTTTGATTTGGTTCTGGAAAAAATGCGATCTGCCGCTACCGATATAGTCGAGTCCGGTTCTGTCGCGGTCGAGAATCTGGGTAAGGTTTTAACCTTAACTAAGAAGGATACTGCCAAGGTAATGGAAGGTTTAATCCAGACCATGTCGCAAGCTGGCTATGCCGGGCGCCCGGTATCTAGGGCCGCTCTTGTCAATGCTGTCACGGCCGTGTCTCATGCTGTCGATCCCGATTCTATAGACGAATGGCAGAAACTCGGAGGCCGGGTACTGGATTTACCGAAAGCCGATTGGGCACGAGTAGCGGCTGCTGCTTAAAATCCTTTGTTGAACCTCTAAAGCCCCTTAATTGGGGCTTTTTTGTGCCTGTTTGCATATAAGGAAAATATGTGTATATTGGGGTTTCCACAATTCAATAACTAATGAGGCTTTAAGATGAAAAACGTATCAATAGCAAGCACACCAATCATTCGCGTGACAGAGCAAAGAGCGCTTGAACTAAGCAATGAGAAGGGTTTCCGATATCACTCCAAAGCAGAAAAGAAAGCACAAGACACCCGCCGGGGAACTGCCAAATGAGACTGTTAGATACTACAGGCGGAAATACCAAACTAAAGAAATCGGCCGCACATTCCCAATACCTTCCTGATGTAGACATAAGGATAGCCGGGCTATCAATGGAACCAAACGACAGTCTCTGTCCGTCCCGGCATATTGCCGAATGTGCTGCGCCTTGTTTAAACGGTTCCGGACGGGGCGCTTTCCCGAATGTTCAAGCAGCCCGAAAAGCAAAATCGGAATGGTTTCTGTCCGATCCGAAAGGGTTTATAACCCAGCTTAAAAGAGAGTTAACCAATTTTAGCAAGCTGTGTACCCGTTCGGGTGTCGTGGGATATGTGCGCTTGAATGTGTATTCAGATGTTCCTTGGGAACTATCCCGTAATGGATCGATACCTCAAGCTTTCCCCGAATTAGAATTTTACGACTACACTAAATTGGCCGTGAGACTAGGCACGCGCTATTACAAAATGCCGCGCAACTACCAATTGATGTTCTCGTATTCTGCCGGTCCTAAGTATGCCAAGCAGGTGAAGCTGGCAATGAAATCGCCGGCGCCTATGTCCGTAGTATTTGACGGTCCTATGCCTGATATCTTCTTAGGCCGAAAGGTAATAAACGGGGACGAATCCGATATTAATAATTTGAGACATAGGGGCGCGATAGTGGGCCTGCGTTTTAAACAAAGCAAGATCGCCCCGGTCGATCCAAGAAAATCCGCTTTAATCATAAACACTCGAGAGGTTAACTAATGACAAATCCAAATGACATTTGCGTGATATGCAAAGAATCGATTGAAGAAAATGCCAGCCCGGCACATAAGGCAATAGGGTGGGTATCTGGGTTTAATCCATACCCGAAAGCAGATAATGGCCAGTGCTGCTACCAGTGCAATCAAACTGAAGTAATTCCAGCCCGGCTGGCTGGCTTTGGTATCGCTATCTAGAAACAGTCTAATGCTGGACCTTAGAGG